CTCAGGGTGTATACTTCTATCATCAATATAAACTTCAGCTGTTAATTTATCCATAACTAAGTAGTGATATTTAATTCCAATTTTATCTAACCATATTTTAGTTATTTGCTTAAATTTGTGTTGTCTTCCAGTATGAATATAAATTGTATTTTCTTCATATAATTCATTAACTAATTTGAGCATTTCTTCATCTGGTTCTAAATTGATTAGATAATCCCAATCAAACCTTTCTAATTTTTTTAATTTAGTTAATGTTCCGTCAATATCAATTGCTATTCTTTTATTTACATATTTCATTTAATTTTTTAATGACCTCTTTTTGTTTTTCTCCTCCAACTTGTGGAAGGACTATTTGATGATTATAAATATACCAACTATTTTTATTATCTTTTTCTGTAGGTTTATATCTTAATCTAATATCAAATACTTCAGATAATTTTTTTCTAATTTTATCATTCATTTTTGGATTTGTATATACAAATTCATTTGGAATATTACACCAATTTTCTTTATCATATGTCCAACTATAAAATGATTCATTTCCAAATCCTTCCATATATTTTATATCAATTTCTACTTTTCTTTCTATTTCTTTATCTAAATTTTTTAAATTATGATACAAAAATAAAGCATTTAATTCACTTATTCTTCCATGATATTGTCTTAACCATAAGCATTCATCATATATTTTTTTATTATTTGTAATAATGCATCCACCTTCGCAAGCACTAATCATTTTTGCTGGACTAAAACTAATTATTTCGCCATAACCTCTACCATTACAAATAGGATTTCCTAAACAATGAGAAGAATCATATATAGTTTTTTTATGTTTATAAGTAATACAATTTCCGAATGTCATATTTGGTATAAATAATGCTTCTTTATTTGTTGGCTCTTCTGCTAACCATGTATCTTTATTAATATCACAAAAAGATGGTGGAGATGCTGCCATTAATAGTACTAAATGTTTAACACTTTCCCATGTAAAATCTTGACAAATAGTTTCTTTATGTTTATAAAATTTATTAACTGCACTTAATAATAACATAAATGCTGTTGTTCCAGATGATACTAATAAAGAATATTTACATCCATGAATTTTTTTAATTTCTTCTTCCACTAATTTTGTATATTTACCAGTTGTTAATTGTTTAGTTTTTAGAATTTCTTTTATTCCTTTTTCTAATTCTTTATACTCTGGTATTTTTGGTGTTATTAATTTCATTTTTATTTTTTAAATATTTTGATATATAATTATTACAAGTGCCATATTTATATCTTCCAAAACCATCACAATTTGTACATTTATTATATTTTTTATGATTTAAACATTTGTACATTTCAACGTTAATTTTTGTTTCTATATTTTTATCTGTCATTTTAAAATCTCAACCTCCCACATTCCTTTCCCTTCAGTATGCTTAGTAACAATACAATCCGTTCGTTCTATAAATTCATCTATTGCTGCTGTTATTTCAAATTTAAAAATAGTATCATGAAAGAAAATTAATGTTCCTGGTTTAATTAATGTTTTAATAACTTCACATTCAGCTTTAACTTGTTCATAACTATGTATTGTATCAACTAAAATAATATCATATTTTTTGCTACTTTCAAATGTTCTACTATCTTGTATTATAAATGTAACATTTTTATTATTTTTAAGAGTTTCTCTAATTTTATAATGTCTATTATCAACTGATGTTAAATGTCCACCAACTTCTTTTATAGCATTTAAAAATGCTAATGTAGAACTACCTTTCCATGTTCCAAATTCTAATATTTCTGGTTCAGAATAATCTAATACTTTATCATGTAATAATGGTAGAAAATTTCCAATATCTTCATCACTTTCTATTCTTTTTTTAAATTCTTCTTTAATGTTCATTTTTTCTTTTTTAATAATTCTTTTTCATGTTTTTTAAGAATTGTAAATATTGCTCTAAAATCTTTGGCTTCTACAACAGCATGTGTTTTCATTTTACTTCTTATTTTTTCAATACGTTTTATTTCATTTTTCATTTTAATCTATTGTTAACTTATGACCACAATTGGGACAGGTTGTAATTCTACCGGTTCCAAGCACCCAACTTTTTGGTTCTAAATATTCACAACCACATTCTCTATAATATTGCCAAAATGCTTTTTCTGGTTCAAGTTCTTTTTTGTCATTTTAATTTTGTTAATATAGTCATCAATTTACTTAAATTAATCATTTCTGGTAATTCTTTTCCATTTAACATTCCATTAAGATATGTAATTTCTAATAATAATGTTTTTGGTTCTTCAATTTCAATTTTCATTTTAATATAAATTTCCCAACTTCTCAACTATATCAAGCCACATTTGTCCAGTCTTATGTAAGTTATAATGTTCTAAAACATTTAATCTACCGTTTTTAGCAAATTCTTTTCTTTTATCTAGATTATTATACATATAATCTAATTTATTAACACAATCTTTTATACTACAAATACCTCTTTCGACTGCCCAGGAGCCGGTTAATGTTCCATCTAATATTTCAGTAGTATGAACATTTGGATTTTCATCGTCTTCTGTTCCAGCTAATTTAATTCCTAATCCTGCTTCTGCATCTAATACTAATTCTCTCGTAGTTGTATAATCTGTTGCAATAACAGGTACTTCACAAGCTTGTGCTTCAATTAATGGAATACCAAATCCTTCTCCAGAAGTAGTTAATAAGAAAACATCCATTATATTATAAACTTCATTCATATCTTTAAAATTAAACCCTTTATAGTATTTTGTTCCAGTAAATATACATCTATTTTCTATTCCATATCTTTTTATTAATGCTGTAATAGGAAATACTTGTGCAGGGTCATCTGGGTCTAAATGCATTAATAATACAGCATGAGGATTTTTCTTAGCATAAACAGCCATTGCTTTAACTGTTCTATCTAACATTTTTCTACCTTGATTTCTTGCAACAACACCAATTACAAATTTATCTTCTAATTTCCATTTTTTTCTTAATTCTAATTTCTTTTCTGGAGGCAATGGGTAATAGTTATCTGTATCAACAAAATGTGGAATATGATGAACATTTAATCCATATAATTTTTTACATTGTTCCTGTCCATATTTAGCCATAGCTATTGGGACATCAATTTTCTTTAAAATTTGTTCACAATTTAATGGTAATCCTCCTCCTCCATCAGAAGGAAACCAAAATATAGTTTTAGCTGGACTAAAATCAATACTTAATAACCAAGGATATGTCATAAATGTATCTAATAAAATTACTAATACATCTATTTTATATTGTTTTAAATATATAGATAAAATATCTTTAAAATATTGTTCTCTTCCTTGTCCTATTACTTTAAAATTTAATTGTCTTCCATCTTCAAAAGTAATTGGAGGCATAACATTTTGTCCAGTATATGTATGAGCAAAATAATCAACACTATGACCTTCTTTTACAAATAAGTTTCCAATATATTTAGCCTGGTCACTATAACCGGTACATAAAAATGGACTATCAGAAAGAATTGCTATATTTAATTTCTTTTTCATATTTCAAGTACCTCAAGTTTTTTAGACATATGTCTAATTTGTTTTTTAGTTAATGCTGATGGTTGTGCTCCAGACGCTAAAATAATTGATGTTCCAGATTCTTCTATAGAAACATAAACTCCTAACCACTTATCTTTTAAATATGAAGATAATGATACACCAAGCATTTGTCCAGTTCTTGTTGGTGCAATTATTCTTATTTTTTTTAATTTATTAGTTTTTTTCATTAATTATATGATTACAAAATTCCTTATTTTCCTTATCACCAATGTTTTATATATAACTATATAGTTTTTAATTTATAAATGTTTGGGTTGTTTTTTAACCAACTATTTTATTGTTTTTACCTCACCTGTTTCTGGACATATTTCAGTTATTTTTACAAATACATTTTTATTTTTTATTTTTACTGTTTCAATGTCTCTTCTCCAAGATTTTATATTTGTTTCAATAAAATCTGGATGTTTTTTATTTTCTTTTTGCCTTTTATCCCAATAAAAGCAACCAAAATCATTTGGAACCCAATTATACCCTTCTTTTAAATAATTTATTCTCATCTTTTTATAATTTTGGCACATATTATAACATTCTTCATCTTCAGTAAAATTACAATTTTCACAAGAATAAATGTATTTTGGCACTTTATCAATTGATTTAAATATATAATCATTTCCTATTTTTTGAAATGGAACACCAATAGGCATTTTTAACATTTTACTTCCACAATTTGAACAAATAATAAATTCATGTTCTTTTAAAATATTATATATATTTGCTTCTACTATTAAATTAATATTCCTTATTTTATTTAATTTTTTTAATTTAGCATTTATTTCTTTATCTGGATGAAAAGGATTTTTTAAATTAATTATTTTTTCATCATCTGAATAACTACTTATTTCTTTTCTAATAATATTTAATTGTTCTTTAATATTTAATAGTAAATTTTTAAAAAAAGTTTTATTAGCACCTTGTGGAGGAGTAATTTCTCGTAATATATATTTATCTTTAGTTTTAAAATAAATAGTAAAAATCATATTAATCATATTGTAAAGATGTAGCATCAAATGGAACATCTTTAGGTTCCTCCTTTTTATTAATTAATACTTTCAATTCTTTTAATTCATTAATTTTATTTTCTACTAATTCTTTATCTAATTCTATGTAAAAACATTTTATCATTTGGTCATTTTTATTTTCATATAAAACAAATCCTCTTGGAATATTCATATAATACATATAAAATTGAATTTGTAACATATGTGGAGTTGATGGTTTTGTTAATTTATTAAAAGTCCACATACTACAACTCTTTAATTCTACTATATAATTTTGTTTTTTATCTGTAATTAAACAATCTAACCTTCCATGTACTAAATCATCACCTAAATTGATTTCTGTTGCACACAATATCCCCATTTCAGCGAATAATTTAGTATATCTTTCATGCATATAATTACCATTATCTAAAATTCTTTTTACTCTAGCGTCAGCAATAAATGGTTTTTTATTTACAATTGTATCATAAATTGCTTTTTTTGATTTTCCCAATTCACTTACATAAAAATAATCTCTCTCTCTTGGTTCATTTTGTTTTGAATCTAAATGTTCATCTATTGCCTCTGTTAAATTATATTGTTCTACCATAATCCTAATTGTTTAAGTGTATCTTCAAAAGGAACCTCCTTAACCTTTTTTATAGTTTCTTTAACATAATTATTATTAAAATATGACAATTCACTCATAACAACATTTAAATTTAAATCTTCATATGATAACAATGACATATATTCATTAAATGTACAATATTTTGATGCACCTTTTCCAATACCAAGTTTTTTATTTGGAACTAAAAAATGTATACCTGGACCTAATTTATTAGTTGTATTTTTAGGAATATAATCATGTGCTTGTATATTTAAACATGTTTTACTTTTATAATTTTTTTTAGATTTAACAGATAATCGTTTAACAATTAATGAAATATCCTCTATTAAATAATCTTTAATCCATTTTTTTATTTGCTCATTAGAAAATTTAATAGTTTTATCTTTAATTATTATTGGTACAATTTTATCCCAAAATATTTTTTTACTTAATTTACTATTACTTCTTTTTACAATTCCTAAATTTTTAATATAAACATTTAAATTATATGTTCCATCTTTATTATATTTCTTATATACAAAAATATAATTTTTTTTAAGTAATCCTAATTTTTTAGCTTGTTCGTCATATTCATCAAGATGTTCATCAGTTTTAATTTTTATATTGTATGGTCTAAAAAAATGTATAAACACAATTTCATAATCAATATCTAAATTAAATGTACTCTTTGGAAATGGAATATGCTCTTTTATTTTGGAAATAGCTTTGTCAATTGTGTCCATTAATTGCTGTTTATTATCAAATTTATCTTGTAAATATATTGAATCTGTATCTGTATAAAATACAAAATACCCAGCATCCATAAAATATTGTCTTGCCATTTTTATCCATTCCTGTCCCAATATACAACAATCATTACCGGCAACATCGTCATAAACATTTTTAAAGATATTATTTCTTAATAAACCATATATTGTATTCATTACAATTTTTAATCCATATTCTCTTGGGTCATTGTTTACTTTGTATGCTTTTCTTTCTTGATAAATTTGAAATAACATATTACTTATTTTACTAATGTTTTTATCATCATAGTATCCTTCAGGATGAAATATATTATCACCATGCCATCCAACTTTATTATTTTTATCTCTACCAAATAAATTACATTGTATCATTATATGTGGATAAAGTGATGCAAAATCAACACAATATATATTACCTTCAACTTTTTCTATTGCTGGATATGCAACATATCCTCCCAAATCTTTTAATGATTTAATTTTTTCTTCACCATATTCTTCTTGAATTCCTGTTTTATGACAAATAACTTTATATGCATAAACAGAAGTTGCGCAATATATATGTCTTAATCTATTTGCATCTGTAATATCTATATGATGTTTCCATGAATCAAATAATTCATAAATCCATTCCCATAATTTTTTAGTAATCTCAATATCTCTAATTGTATATTTTTTAATATTATCAAGTTCTTCAGGTGTATGCTCTTGTTTATCTAACATTTTATAATCTAATGTTTTTTTACTACTATTTTTATCTGTTAATCCAATTACTCTTGTAATATCATCGAGTGATAATGATGTTAAATAATAAGTTAATATTGAATCTTTAAATTTAATTAAATCCATTCTTTGTTCGATAATTCTTCTTAAGTCAATAATTATTTTATACTTAATGTCATAATTTTCATGCTCTAATACAACATTATCATAATATTTATTATTAAATCCAACTAAGAATTTATGAGTTTTTAACAATTGTATTATTTCTATTTTATTTTCTACAGGTATACAATAATATTCATCTGTTTTATAACTATAGGCACCAAAGAATTTCATTTTATGCTTTGTTGGTTCAGATACATCAGCACCATATGTTGCTGTTTCTATGTCATATATTAGTGTGTTTTTTGGTATCTTCATTTTAAAATAATGTCTTTTGTTTTGTTGTTTTTTTAAATTTAGGAAATTCATCATTCCATTTCTTTTTAGCTTCTACATAGCCCATTGTATATGAATCATCAATAAATTGTAATGCATTTAGTATAACCTTTCCTGTTCTTTCTTTAAAAACATTCTTTACAAATGCAACAATTTTCTCCTTATCATCATAAATTTGTTTTAAATAATTAATACTATTTAGCATCATATTTAAATTATGTAACATAAAAAGCACACCAATATATTTATCATTTTCTTGTGTCTTTTCTAACTTATCTAAATATTTACAAGCATCGCATGAACAAAAATTGAACCTATCAAATGTCTTCATAGACTTTCCAACTAAATTGTCACTTTCTATTCCTTCACTGATATAAAAATCACGATAATTAAATGCATAAGGTAAATTATATGTTCTACTTGTCATACCAATATTAGCTGTTGCACTATCAAAAGATATTTTATTTTTATAATATTTTTTTAAATATATTAATATAATAGACTTTGTTAAATTACCAATACCTAAAAAATGTATTGGTTTATCTAAATTTTCTAATGCGAAGACAGCTGTTTCAGCTAACGACATAGGACTATTTGATGGTGATTTACAACACCAACCATCAATTCCTGGTTGATTAATAATATCCTTCCATTGTTTATATTCATCATAATTTGTTCCTTGAATAATTGCATAATATTTAAATGATTTATATTCAGTTCTTACATCAATAGCACGTTTTATTCTATTTTTAGTTTCAATTGCATATGATTTAAAATTAACAATATCAAATGTCCAATCAACACGAATATCTTTATTCATTATAAATGGAAGTTTATCTAAAGCAAAACCAATATCACAATATTTTTCTTGCCATTTTAAAATATCTTCTGGAGACATTTTTTGTATACCATACCTAAATTCTTGTAATCCTCCACTATCAGCATAAATAATAGAATCATCAAGTAAATTTCCATTTTCTACAATTATTGGAAAATCATTAGCATTATGATAAGGATTAATTAAAAATTTATTGTATTTAAATATACTATTTTTATTTATAAATGTTATAGCATCACCATTTAAATATTTTTCTTTTTTAGCATTACCAAT